TTGAAGATAGCTATGCAGGCAGTTATGAAGCCTCTCGACGACTTATCATCTATACACTTAACTTCACATTACCAATTAAGTTTGTACTGCCTGTTAAGAGTGCTGGTGGCAGCATTATTAAAGATGTTCGAACCAACTTCTTACGATGTGGAACCGGAGAATTTATAACAAGCGTTGATGTTCGTACACAATATGAAGATGATACGGTTGATGATTATAATGTAGTTTGCACATTGGATGCTCTGCCATATGAAGAGGGTGATCCTATATGGGATGAGCGGCCAAATGATGATACTCCATAATGAAAAAGAATAAAGATGATATATTAGCAAGCCTCGAGGCCAATCTACCAAAAGAAGAAATTGTTCCAGTTGCAGAAGAAAAGCCTGAGAAGAATCAGCAACTAAAGGCCGAGGCTGAAGAAGATTATGAGTTTGCTCGTGAGAATATTCGCAAGCTTATTAACACTAGCATCGATGCGGTCGATCTTATGCATAATCTCACAATTGATAGTGAGCATCCACGAGCAGGAGAAGTTCTCGGCAACCTGATCAAGCAGAGCGCTGATATGAATAATCAGCTCTTGCAGCTTAATAAGCAGCGTAAGGAGCTTGTGATCGATGACTCGGAGAATAACAAATCGGTTGGTAACACGACAAATAATAGCATCTTTGTTGGCACCACGACTGAATTGCAGAAGCTGCTAAAGCAGAATACAACAATCGATATAGAAGAATGACGGTTAGTTATAATGGCAACACAAACATCAAAGCAGATGGAGTAGAGCAATCCTTTACAAAAGAAGAAGTAGAGGAATATATTCGATGCTCTAAAGATGTAGCATATTTTTGTGAGAAATATGTGAAGGTGATATCTCTTGATGCTGGGCTAGTGCCGTTTAAATTACGCGGTTATCAAGAAAAGATGGTGAATCATTTCTCCGATAATCGATTTAATATTGTATTGGCATGCCGGCAAAGCGGGAAAAGTGTAACAAGTGTAGGCTGGTTGTTGCATTATGTAATGTTTAATGGTGATAAGAAGGTTGGCATCTTGGCAAATAAGGGAGCAATCGCCAGAGAGATGCTTGCTCGCTTTACTCTTATGCTGGAAAATCTGCCATTCTTCTTGCAGCCTGGATGCAGAGTGTTAAACAAAGGTAACATCAAGTTTAGCAACAACTCCGAGATTATTGCTGCAGCCACAAGCTCAAGCTCTATTCGTGGTCAAAGTTTGAATGTTATTTTCCTCGATGAGTTTGCTTTTGTGAATCGTGCTGAAGAGTTTTATACCAGCACATATCCTGTAATCTCCAGCGGTGAAGATACCAAAGTTATAATCACAAGCACGCCTAATGGCATTGGCAATATGTTTTATAGATTATGGCAAGGCGCAGTTCAAAAGGCAAATGAATTTGCTCCATTTAGTATTACATGGAGAGATGTGCCTGGCCGAGATGATGCATGGCGTGAACAAACAATTGCCAATACAAGTGAAACTCAATTTAAGCAGGAGTTTGAAGTATCGTTTTTAGGATCTTCTGAAACACTCATAAACAGCAATGTTCTATTAGGCATGCAAGCGGGTGCGCCAATCAAAGAGCAATATGATATACTCTATTATGAAGAGCCGGAGCCTGGGCATGACTATGTCCTATGCGCCGATGTGTCTAAGGGGCGAGGCATGGATTATAGCACATTCTCCGTGATTGATGTAACAACTGCGCCGTTTAGGCAGGTATGCACATATCGTAATAACACGGTAAGCCCGCTGCTCTTTCCTGAATATATCATTCGAGCAGCCAAAACATATAATGATGCCATGGTTGTTATTGAGAATAATGATGCAGGCATGGTGGTATGCAACGCAGTATATTATGATCATGAATATGAGAATACCTTTACAACAAGTGCCAGCAAAAGTAATGGCATTGGTGTAACTATGAGTGTTCGAGTTAAACGCATGGGCTGCTCCAACTTAAAGGATCTTATTGAAGGCAAGCAGCTGCTCATTGTTGATCCTGATACTATTCATGAGCTAAGCTCTTTTGAGCCTAAAGGAGCGAGCTTTGCTGCCGCTCAAGGCATGCATGATGATAGTGTTATGAATCTCGTGCTATTCTCTTGGTTTGTAAGCACTGACGTGTTCCAGGAGATAAATAGCACTGAGCTGAAAGATTTGCTATATCATGAGAAACTGCAGCAAATGGAAGAAGAGCTGCCACCCTTTGGATTTATATCTGGATATGGAAATGAAATCGAAACCTCTACAGAATATGATCAAATGGTTGAAAACGCAAAAGCATGGTCAACATTATAAGAAAAAGAGCCGTTGAAAGCAGCATTATTATAAATATAAATAGATTTTGAAACCTTCTTATTATGACCAATTCTTATTAAAACAACTATCTGAAAAAGGAAAAAAACTATGGCATTTTTAGTATCACCAGGAGTACAGATCAATGAAACTGATCTATCAAATTTCATTCCTGCATTATCTACTTCTATTGGTGGATATGCTGGATATTTTAACTGGGGTCCAGCTGATACGACTGTTCTCGTAACCGATGAAGGTGAACTTGGTCGTATATATGGTACCCCTAGTCTCGACGGAGATTTAACCGAAAGCAGCTTCTTTACTGCTGCGAGCTTTTTGAAATATTCAAATGCTCTTCAAATTTCGCGTGCTCTGCCCCCAGATGCATATAACGCAAATACTTCGGGATCATCTTCACCAGAATATCTTGATCAGATTTCTACGCTTGATCACCTAGAAGTATCAGGAAATGCTGATATCCTTTATGGTCGTTATCCTGGTGCAAAGGCAAATGGCCTTGAGGTTTGGTTCATTGATAAGAAACAATATGATGCTTTGGTTAATGATCAATCACAACCAGAAATACTAAATTCTTTACCATTTGTTCCAAGCATCACTGATTGGGCAAATGAGATTGTTAGCGACGTAAGCCCTGCAATTTATGACGAAGTTCATGTTGTAGTTGTAGATGCTCTTGGTAAATTTTCTGGAGAAGTTGGAGGCATCTTGGAAATTATTCCTGGATTGAGTTATGCAACAAACGCTAAGAACGAATTTGGTGAAAGTAACTATTTTGCTAAAGTAGTCAACGATCGTTCACGTTATATTTGGATTGGTGCAATAACAGGAGCAACTACAATTGATCCAGAAACAACATTGTTTACTACACCATATGAAGGTGAAAGCACACAGATGTTTACACTTAGTGGTGGAACGCTTGGTGATATAACAGATCAATCAGGAATCGTAACCGCTCTCGGCCTATTTGAAGATGCAGGAACAATTGATGTTAATCTCCTTTTTGCTCAAAACTTATTAGAAGATACAACAACGTTGTATCAAAATAGCCAGCAACAGGATATCGATCAAGAGCTTATTCGAATCGCAAATGAACGACGTGATTTAGTAGCATTTATTTCGGCTCCAATGAGCATTAAGAATTACAGCACAAATGATGAAAAACTAGATGCTGTTCTTGCTAAATTTGAATTTGTGGCATCTAACAACTATATTGTATTTGATAGCGGTCCAGGCTATGTATATAACCGTTATCGTGATGGATATACATGGATTCCTCTTTGCGGTCATATTGCTGGTCTCTGTGCATATACTGATGATGTTGCTGATCCATGGTTCTCACCAGCAGGATTAAACAGGGGTAATTTAAGTGGCCTTGTTAAGCTTGGATATAACCCAAATCAGGCGCAGCGTGATGAACTTTATAAGAATAGAGTCAACCCTGTGATTAGTTATCCTGGTCAGGGCATTGTTCTTTATGGAGATAAGACTGGTCAGAGCAAGCCAAGCGCATTTGATCGAATCAATGTTCGTAGATTGTTTATTACAATTGAAAAAGCAATTGCAAATGCAAGTAAGTTCCAGCTCTTTGAGTTGAATGATGAGTTTACTCGTGCAACATTCGTAAATGCTGTTGTTCCATATCTCAGAGATATACAGGGGCGAAGAGGTATTATCGATTTCAGAGTTGTGTGTGATGAAACAAACAATACGGCTGAAGTTATTGATACTAACCGATTTGTGGCTGATATTTATATCAAACCAGCAAAGAGTATTAACTTTATCTATCTTAACTTTATTGCTACTAGATCGGGTGCAAACTTTGAAGAGATTATTGGCCGATAAGATATAAATAAGATTAATAACAAATTTAAAAATATATAGGAGAAAAAAAACATGGCACTAGGCATACAACAATTCAAAAGTAACTTTTATGGAGGAGCAAGAAATAACCTCTTTAAGGTTGTTATGACCCCTCCACAAGCAGAAACAGGAGTTGGCAAAAGTTTAGAATTCTTGATAAAAACTACATCGTTACCCTCAAGTACCGTAGAACCATTAACCGTTCCATTTAGGGGTCGTGATTTAAAGATTGCCGGCAAGCGAAGCTTTGAACCATGGAGTGTTACAGTTATTAATGATAATGACTTTTTAATTAGAGAGACGCTTGAAAAATGGTCAGCTTCAATGTCATATCATGATATTAACACATCAGATAAAGCGGGCCAAGGTGATGATGGATTTGCTCACTATATGTGTGATGCACAGGTTTATCAACTAATACATGATAATAAAGATCATAAAGTTGGTTATGGATATAACTTTGTCGATATGTGGCCATCAAGTGTTGGAAATATTGAGCTTAATTCTGAAGGAGAAGCAATTGAGGAATTTACTGTTGAATTCCAATATCAATATTGGTATAGCCAAAAAACCAATTCAGAAAACGTGTCAGAAAGTGGTGCATATGGTATTTCAGGCTCGGCAGCAAATCCTACTTAATTTATACTTTAAATATATCCTCGTGAGTATCATTTATATTATGAATAAATAACCTATAAACATACATGGGATTTAACGACATTATGAATGGCGTTTTCAAGCCATTTGGCTTTGAAATTAGTCGCCGCATTGAGAGAAGCAAAAAGGATAAAGACGATACATCCAGCAATATTAAATCTTTTGCTGATCCTATGGAAGATGATGGCAGTACCATCATCGGATCAGGATATGGAGGATCTTCTGCAGGATATTATAGTCATGTATTAGATTTGGATGGCGTTACCACTGGCGGTGAACGCGACCTTATTAAGAAATATAGACAAGCTGCTGCTCAACCTGAATGTGATATTGCTATTAGTGATATCATGAATGGTGTTATTGTTGCTGATAGTAAAGGCTCTCCTGTTAATCTTACGCTGGAAAAGAGTGATCTGCCAGAAAAGATTAAAGATATGTTCTTAAAGGAATTTGATAAGATTCTTAATCTATTAAATTTCAACTTTATGGGCCATGATATTTTCCGTCGATGGTATATTGATGGCAAGCTTTATTATCATATTATGGTGGATAGTGATAACCTAAAAGAAGGCATTCAAGAACTTCGCATGGTTGATCCGCTAAAGATGCAAAAGGTTAAAGAACTTACCAAAGAGAAAGATCCTGAAACTGGGGTTGAGGTTAGCACAATTACAGATGAATATTATTTGTATAGTGATGGCATGAGCTCGAATACCCTTGAACAAGGCCAGGGCGTTAAGATCGATCTTAATAGTGTGGTTTATGTTCCAAGTGGATTGCTTGATGATACTGGAAAGGTAAGCATTAGTTATTTGCATAAATGCATTAAGCTTGTTAATCAACTTCGTATTATGGAAGATAGCTTGGTCATTTATAGACTAAGCCGCGCGCCTGAACGCCGTATATTCTATATTGATGTAGGCAACCTGCCTAAAGGAAAGAGTGAAGAATATGTTCAGGGCATTATGGCCAAATATCGCAATAAGCTGGTATATGATGCAACAACCGGTGAGATCTCTGATGATCGTAAAACCATGAGCATGCTTGAGGATTTCTGGTTGCCTCGCCGTGAAGGCGGTAAGGGCACAGAGATTACTACTCTGCCTGGCGGTGAAAATCTTGGGCAGATTGATGATATATTATTCTTCCAGAAGAAACTATATCGTGCGTTAAACGTTCCTATTGGTCGATTAGATGTTGAAGGCGTATATAATATTGGTCGTAGTACTGAGATTGGCCGGGATGAGATTAAATTTCAGAAGTTTGTTAACCGATTGCGTAAGAAGTTTAGTATACTCTTTATTGAATTACTCAAAACACAATGTGTATTAAAAGGCATTTGCACTATTGAAGAATGGCCAGAAATCAGAGAAAGCATTAATATTGATTATATTGAAGATAACTATTTTGCTGAGCTTAAAGAATCTGAGATTCTTAGAGATCGATTAGAGTTATTAGGTTCAATTGAAAGTTCGATTGGTACATATTATAGTAAGAAATGGGTTAAAACTAATATTCTCAATCAATCTGAGCAGGATATTGAGCTTATGGAAAAAGAGATTCGAGCTGAGAATGGTGAAGAGCCTGAGCCAGAAGAAGATGATTTCGGAGGCGGTGATTTCGGAGGCGGTGATTTCGGAGGCGGAGGCATTGAACCAGCATTTGAACCAGAGCCAGCTGGAGAGCCTGATCTTGGCGGAGAGCCTGAACTTGAACCTGAAGTTTAAAAATTATGGAAACAACAAAAGAAATTATTCAAGATATAGCTAAAGGGCATCAGCCTGATCAAAAGATTCAAAGCGAATTGCTTGGACGTATTCAAGATCAACTGGATGTTAAGCGCATTGAAATTGCTAATAAACTATATAGCAAGCCTGTTGAAAAGTAAATTTGTATAAATAGCTTTATGAAGTTAATCACGGAACATAATGAGAATGTAAAGCATCTCATAACCGAGGGCACTGATGGCCAAAAGCAGCACTTTATTGAAGGCATCTTTATGCAGGCCGAAAAGCAGAATCGCAATAATCGCGTATATCCGCTGCCTGTTCTTCAAAAAGCTGTAGCAGATTATGTTCGTGAAAGTGTAGCTACTGGCCGTGCAGTTGGTGAATTAAATCATCCTGAAGGCCCTACCATTAATCTTGATAAAGTATCGCATCTAACTACTAGTTTAACTTGGCAAGGCAATGATGTTATCGGCAAAGCAAAGATCCTAGAAACTCCTATGGGTCAAATTGTTAAAGGCCTGCTCGATGGCGGATGTCAGCTCGGTGTAAGCTCTCGTGGCATGGGAACAGTTGGTGAGAGCGGCGGCAAGACGACTGTTAATGAAGATTTTGTATTAAGCTGCATCGATATTGTACAAGATCCAAGTGCACATAAAGCCTTTGTTAAAGGCATTATGGAAGGCGTTGAATATTTCTATGAAGGCAATCAGATTGTTGCGATGCAGGCAGATGAATATCGTGCGCGCATGAAGAAACTTTCTGTTAAAAAACTAGCTGAACAGCAAACAAAGCTATTTGGTGATTTCTTATCTGAACTTAAAATCAAATTATAAAGGATAACAATTATGTACCAAAATTCATTTACAGATTATAAAACAAATGGTTGGCTTAAGCCAGGAAGCTTAGCCGAAGCTGCTCAGAAGATTTTATTGGGCGAAAGCACTATTAAAGAAGCCTCAGAAATTAAAACTACTATTGATAAGGTTTTTACATGGTATACCGGTGAAAAAGAATGGTGGGAACCTAAGGCCGATCTAACTGAACCAATGGGTCTTATTATTGGAGGTAGATATTTAGATTTGGGTACTGCCAGTGCTGAAGAACAAGAGAAATGGCGATATATCTTCCAAGATAAGAAAGATGAAAATATTTTACTTATTACAAAGGATAATCCTGGAAATACTTATGAAAATAGTTTTCATACCAAAGTTGATGGAAAGACTGTGACTGTATCATTTGATTCAATTGGAGTTATGGAGAAACGCGAAAGCACCGAGTTGGAAGAAGCAACATTAAATATAACCATTGATCAATTTTTCACTTGGTATCTTGGAGGAGACGATGAATGGTATGATGATCCTCAAGTAACAGATAATATTGAAGTTCATAGCGATGAGTTTAAAGATGATATGGGATATGAACATGCTTATTATAGATCCAAAGAATGGCGTGCCTTACTTAAAAAAAATAAAGCTAAGAAAGTAAAGGTTAGTGAAACAAAACAAGGTTCTGAATATTTACACAAATTTAAACTTGGCGTGTGGGAGTTTCAAATCATATCTCCAGGATATTTCGGCCAAACGGAAAGCACTGAGTTAGAAGAAGATGATTTTGAAGATATTGATTTAGATGATCCTGCATTTGATGATAATAATCGTGGGATTGAATTTGATGATATAGCAGATCGGGCAAACCATGCAAATTCTGCTCTTATGACTCTTTTAGGTGATGCTGAGAAATCTGCTGATCCTGATCTTAAACTTGCAATTCAAATTGCAATGGATAATTTAGATGATGATAGGTATCAGGAAGAACTTTTTGATGCTATCGAAACTCGTAGTTCAAGAAAATAACAATTTTTTATATAATGGAAATAGTGACATTATTATGGGAAAGTGTGTAAAACAGAGACTGAAATCGTTTTCGATTTCCTCTCGATAACAAAGAAAAAAGCAAACATATACTAAATGAAAAAACAAACTAAACTGAAAAAATCAGATGAGCTTATCGAATCTGAATTGCTTGCTCTTGAATCAGAGGTGGAAGAATCAACCGAAAGCGAGGAGGTCACCGATGTAACAGAAGCATGTGATGTATGTGATGAAGATCCATGCATCTGCGATGAAGAAGAAATCGAAGAAGCAGATGATTCCGAAGAGGAAGAAGAAGAGCTTGAAGGCGAAGAAGAATCCGAAGAGGATGAAGAAGAGCTTGAAGGCGAAGAAGATTCCGAAGAGGATGAAGGCGACGATGATGATATCGAATGCGTTCCCTGCGAACCAGAAGGTGATGACGAAGAAGAGCTTGAGCTTGACGGAGACATTGATCTTGAAGGTGAAGAAGACGAACTAGACATTGATCTTGAAGGTGAAGAAGACGAGGAGGAATATGAAGAATCCGAGTTAACTAAAGCCCGTGCAGAAGAAGGTGATATCGAAGAAGAAGCTGATGAAGAAGAATATGAAGAGTCCGTGGACTATTCAGGTGTGCATAAAC